TGAATGCCAGCAGCAGTGCTAACATTGGATGAACGTACTAGAGTATTATAACTCCTATGCACTATGTAGTCAAGTAGTTGTGTAACTTACGATACAGTTTTATAAAACTTTAAGAATTACTTCTTCTTTTTGCCTTGGGGTGCCTTATATCCCCACAGTTTAGGATTAATTCTTCCCTGTCCGTACTCGATGTTCTTTACACCTTGACCAAACTTGTCGTAGTACATATCAAAGATATTGACTGCCTTTTGACTACGAGTCAAGTCATAGCGTTTTTCACCATCAACTTCATAAGTAACAATTCTTGCATCGTTAGGACAATCACTTGTGTTGACCTGTTCCCAAGTCCCGTTCTCAATCATAATCTCAACTCCATATAGTTTCTTGGAGTTTTCTTTTTCTGATTGTGACCAGGAATACATAGGATTTTCCTCTACTGTTGCCTTGGTAGGCACCTCTGCTACTTCTTTACTCATTACGAACGATTTCCCCACTGGATATCAGGATATGCTTCGGATACAATATCCTTTGGAATTTTGTACTTGGATTCTAGTTGCTTATCTTTGATTAGACAAACAATTTGTGCTTCAAGTGGATGAAGACCAGAAAGAATATTGATAAACATAGTCTCTCTACGAAGATTACTGAGACTATCGTTACCACCTTTCACAAAGTTATAGAACTTTGTATATTCTTTGCGAAGAGAGGTTTGTCCTTGGTCTTGTGATCCCAATGAACGAGAACCAATCTCTCCCATCTTATCTACTGCATCATTAATTTTTTCAGTAAGAGTTCCACGGAAACCATCTTCACCGTCAAGTGCAGCATAAGGAACATCACCAGGTGGGAGAACTGAGATAACAGTCTCGTCAAAGTTCCAAATGAAGATAGTCTTCAAACAAGGATGTGAATACTTTTGAAGCACCTCAACCTTCTTTGCTTTGCTGCGCTGCTTACCACACAATTCAAAGATCTCAAATACAAAAGGATTTGCGGGAAGATCTGGAATAGGTTGAGATGCTTTTGTTGCTCTTGGTTTTCTAGTAGCAGTCTTACTGCTCGTCGTCGATTTCTTCGCTGTCGTCATAATAGTTTTCAAAATTGAATGCGATAACCTCATCAGGAATCAGGTTGCCCTGTTCGTCAAACATTTCGGGGTGAGGTCTGGGTACTTCCCGATAGTTCATCATATACTCTCTAGCAGTCCAACCTCCAATTAGTCCCACTACAAGAAACAGGATGGTCAAAAATGAACCGAAGACTAAACTTACTGCTAACATTGTTCTTACCTCTGGGAACTAACTTTTCTTCCTTGCCTTCAAGGAAAACTCAAAGTAGACAGTTACTTCCCGTTTAAAGAAGCAGACCATCTTTTCAAAGATTACGTGGAATGGTTTGGACTGCTTCTTACCCCCATTAAGAATAAGTTCAACGCCACGATTGGTTTCGTGACTGTTGTTTTTATTTATGTCTTGATTAGATGACTTTTTCTTCTCTGAGAAACTGAATGGTGTCAACGCATCCTCCTAAATTTTTGCCGTCACAAACAACCTGTGGGAAAGTTGAACCCTCACCAAACTTAGCATAAAACTCTTCACCTGTAAACTCTCTACCAAGTTTGTATTCAACAAACTGTTTACCGGTCATTTCCAATACCTGCATTACCTTATAGCAATACGGGCATCCATTTTTTGAATATACTAAAAATTTCATAAAGAATAGTTAGATAGAAGTCATCATAAAACAAATCTACTCATAAGTCAAGTCTTGACAGACCTCTGAATTATAAGTAGACTAGGTTTGTTGCTTTTAAAGATCGGATTTAGCTTTAAGCAGAAACCTCCATAAGAATAATAGACTGTTGATGATTTCTAATTCCGTTTAATCTAACATTAGATTTATCACCTTTTAGATATACTTCATAAGATACTGAACTAGTTGTAGCAGGAGAATCTATTACTTGCATATTAACTGGCACTTGGAAATCTTCTGTCTCATTAAATCCAAAGAAGTAAACTCCCTTTAAACCATAAGAACCACCACCAAGATTTGTTGTCCCATTTCTGAATACTGTCAATCCACCAGTAGTATCTTCTTGATCAATATAGTAAGATGTGCTTACCATAACTAAAACTTTATTACTTGCACTAGTTGGAGTTATAGATGCACTAAAACCAGTAGCGGTCCAATTAGAAGGGGTACTACCAAAAGTCGTTTGGTCAGTATTAGTAACTTCTACCATTTGAATGATTCCACCAGCAGTCGCACCAGCAGGCAGTCCGTCTCTTGGATAGATTTTATTTGTTCTTAATTCAGACATTATGCTGATACCTCATATAAAAACATTCGTGCTGCCTGATACCCATTATTGGCTGGAAATTCTACAGTACCAGTACCACTCTGCATTCTAATATAAACTTTATACTCTACGGATTGTGTAGTATTCGGACTGTCCAAGTATGGCATTGCTACTGGAACATGAATCCTTGAATCCGCACCATAAACCATAGCGAATCCATAATTTTGATCTACAGGGTTGGTGTCATTAAATCCATTTGGTGCTATATTTGTGAAAGTACCACCACCAATACTTCTATAATAAGTCATATACAAATAATTGGCATTGCCATTGTTATTTGCATCTCCACCCAAAGTAATGTAAATTTTACTAGTTGAAAATCTAGGAGTGATTGTTGCAGATAAATATGTAGCTTGGAATGTACTACTTCCTGTTGCAGTCCTATCTGTGGTACTTGCTTGAACTATTTGAATAATACCTCCCCCACCACCAGTAGGGGCACCAGTCGTTGGTATAATTTTATCTACTCTTAATTCAGATGCCATTTATCAGGAAGGTTCAGTGGGCCAAGTAACAGAAGTCAGATCTAAGTTATAATTAGAATCAAGAGTTGGAGTTGCCGTGGAAGGAAGGTCTCTAAGTGCCTGGCGATAGGTCTTGAAAGCAGTAGTAAGATTAGTTCCTGTCTCTTTTGCTTTTACAACTTTCCAGTCGTCTTTTGCAAGTCTCTTATCTCTTTCAACACGAAGAAGTCTCATTGCTTCTGCACCATCAAGTTCAGCAATCTTTGCAGTAATTGCTGCTTCGGTTGGTTTATCCTGCCCGTGTCCGTCTATCCACTCCAAACCAGAATAATCACCGCCACGAAGCACCCATTCTGCTCCTGGTGTAAGTGCTTGTAATGCTGCTGGAATATCGTATTTCATAGTAATGAATGTTTTAGTTTTATTTATGCTTACTGAGCGACTTCATATACTTCAACGATTCGATCATCGCCAGATGACCACTGAAGATCAAGAGTACCTCCACCACCAATTCTTACTTGAAACTGAAGTCTCATAGGATTGGTTGTTCCAGCAACATTTGTATGTTTGAGAACAACTTCAAGCCATTGTCGAGGATTATGTGGAGCATAGTAATTACTGGAACCCATATAAGTGTTAGTGTTCCATTTGGTGTCTGAATTTTTGGCATCTACAATTGAATATCTTCCATATCCATCAGCATCATCAAGACCTGCTGTGAAATTGGTAGAAACTACTAAAAGATTATTAGCATTTCTAGGTGTTATATCAACATAAAAATCAGCTAGATCAACCTCAGTAGCACTAGAAGTGGTAAAAGTCTGATTAATTACGTTTCTATAATTGTATTGAATAATGGTTCCAGGAGGAGCATCAGACCAACTAGCAGCACTATTTCCAAATACTGTTCCAGAACTAGAAAGTTTTACCCCTGTCCCTAAATTAAGAGTTCCCATATTACCTCCTTATACGATTACCCAAGTTCCGTCAAGCGTCATCGTTGAACCAAGAGTAACTGGTCCAGCGTTGAGTGCATTGATATGCTGAGAAATATAATACCCATTTGGGTTGTCCAGTGTTGGATTAAATGCTAGGAACCCATCACCAATATACATTCCAACAAAAGAATTACCAACTCCTGTAAGAGTACTACTAGCAGTGCTATTGGTCTGAACGCCAACATTTCCAGTGAAACTAGCAGTTCCTCCATCTTTAAAATTAACCGAGTCAGCAGTTAGATCTTTAACCGTAGTCTGTTGAGCAGTTACAGTTATAGTCTGACCACCACCTACTGGTTGTATTTGGTTGACGTTCAGAATACTCATAGGAGTTTTTTAGGTATTTATGAATGCTTTATAACTCTGCTTCTAATGCAAGATAAGAACCAGTCCCTACAAATGTTAAGTAATACATGGTTCCTCCACTCAATCCACTAGCAACATTTGCTTCTACTCCCATAACTCCACCTCCGTTTCCCATATTTCCATATCTACCAATAGAAGTAACAGCAAAACTATTTGAAAGATTAATTAGTTCAAGATACAAACTATTTTGAGTAAGATCTGGAGAACTAGTTCTCATTGGAACTGATAGTGGCACTCCTCCAAATGCTCTGGTAGTAGTATAACTTCCCAATATTACAGTTCTACTAGAATTGCCAGATGAATTTACAATTTTTTGGTAATACCTCTGACACCTTGCTAACTCATCAGCGGGATGTAAAAATTCAAAAGGCGAGGCAACAGCACCCTTCTCAAATTGCACTCCCGTAATTTTCTGATCAGCAACTGCACCCCAATATAAAAGAATAGCTACGTCACCAGCAACAAGATTATTAGCTACGGTAAAAGTTATTTCCTTTTTTTCCCAACTAGTGCTATACGTATAATTTTTACCAGCACCCCAGTATGTAAGTTGATTAGCTGCTACTCCATCACCCCAACCAGCATTGACAGTACCAGTACCACTCGAACCAGCTTTAACCCAAAAAGAAAGTGTCCATTGAGATCCGTCAATAAACTGACCACGTAAAGTATCCCCTGGCAGTTCAATTGAATGGCGAATGTCTATGTTGTGAAAAGAACCTGAATATGTAAACCCTTGATTAGCAGGTACATCTGTCGAACGAGTATAGGCGTTTGTGCTAGATGATGCATTGTAGGCGGCAAATCTATCGGCACCAAAAGTTACAGCAGAGTTGGCAGTAAAACTAGTCCCCCTCTCCCATCGATTAAAAGCGCCATTGATGACATAGTTCCTATGACTTAATGAACCAGCAGAAGGATAAGCATTACCATTAACTGTTAAGTTAGTGGTAGAAATGCTAGTGATACTAGAGAGTGCTCCATCAGTTACATCACCACTAAAAGTTGTAGCAGTTACAATGCCAGTTACATCCTGATTACCAACTACAACTAAATCATTATTAATTGTTACTGAACCATTGGCAGTTCCAATACCAATACCAGTTCCTGTGGTTGGTTGTATATTATCTACACGAAGATTACTAGCCATTATGGTTTTTTAGGTATTTAGGATGGATAAGAGATAATAACGATACCAGATCCACCAGAACCTGCATTAGGTGCAGGATTTTGTGCTGGTGCTCTACCTCCTCCACCACCACCAGTGCTCTGTTGTCCAGAACTTAAATTTCGTCGATTATGTTGAAGTTGAACTGTTGATTCTGCTAAACCACCATTTCCTCCACCACCATTACCACCAAATCCACCAATTCTACCAGTTGTGGGACCTGCTCCTTCACACGCCCCTCCGCCACCACCAGCATAATATTGGTTGATTCCAGAAATAGAGTACATTATTCCTTCACCACCATCTCCAGCAATCTCTGTATCAGGAGCACCACCGCTGCCAGCACCACCTGGAGCCCCCGCACCGCCACCTCCGGCAGCACCTCTCCAAGCACCAGGCGGTGTGGTTCCTCCACCATTTCCTTGTCCAGTAGTTCCAGAACCACCACCATTTCCACCATCTCTACGTCCACCACCGCCAGATCCACCAGAAGAACCACCACCACCAGGTGCTGCACCCCCACCACCACCAAAGGCAACTAAGTTTAAATTATTGACAGAAAGAAATGCAGTATTTACTCCATTTTGACCTACAGGTTGACTACCTCCGGCACCGCGTCCAGCACCACCTGCACCAACAACCACAGTATATGTAGGTGTTGCATCAAGAGGTTGATTATTAACATAAAGGACTCCCCCTGCTCCTCCACCACCTTCACCACCAGATCCACCACCAGCAACAAGTAGTATATCAGATTCTGTTAGTGCTGGATTTGTAACCGTGAAAGTTCCTGAATTAACAAACGTGTGAATTGTTTTTCCACTCGCATAACTAATAATTCCACCAGTTGCTTTTGCTACACGATCAAGTTGTCCAATCTGATAACGAACAACTACGATACCAGAACCACCATTTCCTCCAACAAGATTTGGATTAGGTGTAGCATTTGGATAACCACATCCACCACCGCCACCACCAGTAGCACTTGTACCAGGAGTTCCAGGAGCAGACTGATTGGCATTACCTCCGCCACCAATACCACCAACTCCTGCTACAAGGTGTCCAGCACCACCGCCTCCGCCAGCATAGTGAGTTGATATTCCTGTAATAGCAGATAAAGAACCAGGACCACCATCACCGCCAGATGGAGTAACTGCTGTTTCACCAGCGCCGCCAGCACCTCCTCCTCCACCAGCATTTTGTCCAGGACCAGGATGGTGTCCATTTCCACCAGGAAATCCTTGAGTTGGTACTGGTGTTGACGTTCCAGTTTCTCTATTTCCATCTCCACCAGTTCCAGTTAAAGAACCTCCACCACCAGAACCACCAGGAGTTCCAGAAGTATTATCCCTAGCACCTCTTCCCCCACCTTGGGAAGTTATTGTTGAGAATGTAGAAGGAGCACCATTTGAACCATCTACGTTTGTGCTGGGATTTGATCCACCTCCTCCACCAGCACCAACTGTAATAACATAAGACTGTTTCGAAATAGAAAAACCAGATCCACTTCTTAATCCACCAGCACCACCTCCACCACTGGGGCTGTTGAGACTATTACCAGTTCCTCCGCCACCACCAACAACAAGATAATCAACTTCAGCAGTTGGTGGTGCAGATGTTACGTTTAAACTATCAGAAGATGTAAATACGTGTGCTCTGTAAATGGTATTGCCCGATTCATATTCAGTAATTAAACCACCAGTAGCAACAATACCAGTATCTTCCGAAATATTTTTCCAAGTATTACCGTTGTAAACCTGGATAGAACCTAGATCACTATTAAATATGAGAGTTCCTTGTGCAGTACTAACACCAGCATTTCTTCCACTGTTTGTGGTAGCACCAATACCGATTGATGTTGGTTTCATAAAAGTATCGCCAACGGTAATCTGATTTGCCGTTACATCACCAGTCAGATTACCTGTTACATCACCAGTTACATTGGCATCAATCGTTAAAGTATTTCCAGCACTATCATAAAAACCAAGCGTACTGTTTTCCGCAGTAACGCTGTTGATTCCAGATACACTATTTTGACGAATGATTGCCATTTATATTCTACTTTTTTAGATATTTATCAGACGACAACATAGTTGCCATCAATAGTCAAAACGCCAGTAATATTGACGGGTCCTGCCATCAGACCATTGAATGCTGTTCCAATATAGTGCTCACCATTAAGAGTATTATCCATAATCATCATTCCATTTGAAATATAAACACCTTGGAATGAATTGCCAGAACCTACAAGTCCATCACTAAGTGTTGTTGTATTGACTCCGATTGATTTGGTCGTATGAATACCAGCAGAGTTTGCACCCCAAGTTCCACCAGCACCAACACCTCCACCACTACCAGAGATACTAATATCAATTCTATTTCCATCAAGAATTACACTGTTTCCAGTACCAACGAAGTTCAGTGTTCTTACAGAACCAATTGCAGTTCCAGCAGACTGAATTGCTACAACAGGATCAGTGTCAGTGATGACAACATTACCAGTTCTTCCATAGAAACCAGTAACCTCACTAGTGGTTGCACCAGCAAATCCAATATGTCTAACTTGAATATCAGAGTTGTTTGGAGGAGCAGTAGTAAACTCTAATACATTAGAACTTAAACCATATGCTCTGGTATTTTGATTATCTGATGGATATTGAACAACGCCATCAATAGTTACAAGAATGTTCTGACTATTGACAGGAATTTTGGATAGTGTGAAATCTGTTGTAGTTCCATCACCAGTGAAACTATCAACATCATTATCAGCAATATCAAATGTTGGGAAGTTGTTCGCTACAAGATTTCCCCAGAACGCATCAGTTGCAACTGGTGCAACAGAGAATACAATAACAGAACCTAAATCAATGCCAAATCCATTTGCAGGAGTTGTTGTATCCTGTGGTTGCTGAATGACACCGTTGATAGACAATTGCAGTTGTGCTGCCCTTGTCATTTGTGCCTTGGTGCCATCATTATATGATGCAGTAAATCTAGTGTTTACTCCATCAAATGCAACATTCAGTGTATGTGAGGTACCGACACCAAGACCACTGATTGGCACTGCAATGTTATTGACTGCATCTGCTGCTGATGCTGCAAGTTTAATGGTGTTCTTATCATTTTTTATGATATAATAAACACCATTGGAAAGTCCACCAATCGCTGTCCCACCACCGTCATTGTAGGTCACTCGCTGACCTTGAATGAAACGATTGTCGTTATATGTAATCGTATCGCTAGCAACAGATACAACAGATGCTGATGAACCATCAAACGTCAGAGTGTATGACGTGATGTCATCTAATATCCTAAATGAATTATTTTCACCTGTTGCTGGTTGATTGCCGAGATATGACATATCAGTTTTTTAGTTATTTATCTTGCGTTTGCTTGTCCACCATACAAGTTGAATGTTGGTGCTTCTGCAAACGCTGCGTAAATGTATTTTACACCACTAGTATTTTGATGGACTATATCTCCTCTTGGTTTAAATCCATTTGAATAGAAATCCATTTTTATCAAAGAGTATGATCCATCTTGTTGTGCCTCATTTGGGTGTAGATATAAATTCATTTCATTATCAGGGTCTCTCTTATTATCCCAAACAGTCCAAGAGTTTCCAGTAGAACCACTAGCAACCTTGACCATTACCCATGCCGGTCTAAAACCACACTCAATTAGAGGACCATTGGTGGCACCATTTCCGGTGTATGTGCCAAATTTACTAAATCCGGAAATTTCGGACCAGCAATATGCGACGTAAGCGATATTATTTTCATTACCACCACCATTAGCAGTAGTATTATTTAAGAATAATGTATCATTAGATGATTGGGTTGCCAAATAGTATGGATCTGTTGTGGTTGTAGATCCATCAGGAAGATTACCCCCTTTAGTAGGTCCCCAGAACATTCTATATGCATAGTTGATTGACCATATGCCATCGTGAGCAACATACCAGTGATCTACTGCTTCATTTCGTTTCTTTATGACGACCATCTTTGGTCTTGTTGACAATCCATGTGGAATCTGTAAATTTGAATTTGCACCATCACCAGTCCAGGTTAGAATACTAAATCCAGACTCTGTATTTACAGAAGCACCAGTGGGAGTGATTGTTCCTGCTGTTAGTCCTGCATCGGCGGCAGATGTATATACACGACCATCAACTCGATAGTTATCAAATGGATTGTGGGTGGTTGGTGTTGCGTTTCCATTTGCACTCAAATAACTTGATACAAATGTATAGGCAGTCGCACTTGAAGTTGATTGAAGTCCCAAGAATGTTGTTCCAGGAATTGCAGTAAGGTTTGAAGTTGGTGGGGTAAAATTAGCAGTATATACAGCAGTAGATGTCATTCTCAAGTTAGACATCTTACCATCAACTGCATAATAATTATGTCCAGGAACACCACTTGAACCAAATCCCCAAGCACCAATATATGGTCTATCAGCATTACTGATCATTGCTGTAGAATGACTATATGAACCATCAGCAGTTCCATTAATATATTGAGTTACCGTTCCATTATTTCTAACAAGTGCATAATGATACCATGTACCAACACTTAGGTTAGTGGTTCCAGTTATTTTATCAGCAGCATCTGCATGATATCTCATAGTAAAATCACTGCTTGAACCGGTGGTATTGTACCCATATATTGAACCAAAGACATTATCTGCATTTCCTGAACTTGTTGGTCTACCATCAAAGAATACAGACCCATATGCACTACCACCATCACTAGGCAATGTATCTACATTGAACCAGAATTCAATAGTATAATTACCAGCAAAACTTGTAGATGGAGATGATAGATACATTCCATTAGAATGATCGGAGGTTCCTTGTCCGCTAGGAAAAGTTATTCCACCTGTAAGTCCTGTTGGTGCATATGCCCCAGCAGTTCCACTATTATTAGTGACTGTTATTTGTCCATCTGGTAAAACTGCAACAGCATCCGCAGAGGTATTAGACTGACAACACAGAAGTTTTGTATTGGTTACTTCTGTGAGTGGTTCTGTTGGTGGTGT